GGCTAATACGATGGGCGATCTGGAGGAAATTCCGCCCTACCAGTTCATCGTCGGAATTAATCAGCGCCACACCGCCCACCCTACAGTGAGCGCCATGTTTCGCTGCCTTTGCGGTTGGTGGCTTGCGGCTACCTACGGGCTCGAGTGGTTCATGAGTTTTAGCGAGCTTTTCGGTGTCCCTTATCGAATCGGAAAATATGCGGCGGGCGCCCTCGATTCGAAGAACGCCTTACTCGAATTCATGCGCGATTTGGGCTCGGGCGGATGGGGCGTCTTTCCAGACAATACCAGCGTCGAGATCCACGACGTGAGCAAAGGCGCCGGCGAGATTCCGCAAAAGCTCCTCATGGAGATGGCCGACAAGGTCTGCGACATCCTTATCCTCGGCCAAACGCTCACGACGGAAGTCGGCTCAACGGGCGGCAACCGGGCTCTAGGCCAAATTCACCAAGACATCAGGGATGAGGTTTTACAGAACGCCACCGAGTATACCGCGACCATTCTCAATACGCAGTTTGTCCCCTCGATTATCCAGCTTAATTACGGCAACACGGAGGAGCTTCCACAGTTCGCCGGCGCAATCGACCAGCCGCAGGATGAAAAAGCCATTGCCGATACCTTAAACGTCCTTTTCAACATTATGCGGATCCCCGTCTCGCTAACGGCGATTCGAAACCGGATCAAGTTTCCGGCGCCGGCCGAGGGCGAGGAACTCTATATTCCGCCCCCGTCGAGCGGTGGCGGCTCTGGCGGGGCTTTTGGCGGCGGGGAGGGGTCAATCACCGCCGGGCTGCTCATGGCCGCCGCAGCGGCCGCACAGGGCAAAAGCCGGCCTAACCTGGAGCACCTGGTCGACAACGTGATGGAAAACCTGGCCGGCATCTCGGCCGAATGGCTTCGCCCGGTGAAACCGATCTTCCGCGACCTGGTCGGCAAAGCCAAAGATAAAACCGTCACCGACCAGGATTTCATTCTGGCCCTCACCGAGGCCTCACGAAGGATGCCGGATTTGTTTAATCACCTCGACACCGAGGCCTTAGAAACCGAGCTCCGAAAAGCCATGAGCTCGGGCGTGATCAACGGTGTTACCGACCGCCACATCTTGGAGGGGCCCAATACCTGACAATAAGCGTTAAGGGAAAATAATGATCAGCGTCCTAATAACCCTCTTAATCATCGGCCTGATCCTGTACCTGATCTGGTACGTCTGCGGGCTCTTCATCAAGGGCCCACCCCACCAGGTGATCGGGATTATCCTCGCCTTGATTTTTCTACTCTACGCGCTGCATGCGCTCGGGCTTCTAGGAGGGCCGCTGATTAGATGAGCGTCAAGGTCGATCTCAAAATTACACCAGGCCTGCAAGCGGCCCTCTCAAACCTCCAGATCGCTAACCCCGCGATGAAGGTGGCCGGGCGCGTGATGCTCAAATACTTTAAGGACTACCACACGGCTTTCATCCCGAGGTGGCAAGGGCCGCACCACATCGCCGGCGGCTCGGGCTCGGGGCGGTTCGGCGCCGATATTGTTCAGGCCTGGCAGACGGCTGTCTTCCCCGATCCGAAGCACTTCTACATTACCAATCTTAGCCCGTACCTCGGGCACAAGGTCAAGGGCGGCCCTATAAAGCCTAAGCGTGCAAAGGCGCTCACGATTCCCCTAATCGCGCAGGCCAAAGGCCGCATGGCTGCCGAGTTTCAAACCAGCCTTGGGCTCAAGCTATTTCGGCGCGGAAACGTCCTGTCCTATAACCAAGGGAAGGGAAAAAACATCAAGACCTTTAACGCCTACGCCTTAAGCAAGGGCGTCAACCAGGCGCCGTGGCCTGGCGCGATGCCACCGGAGTCCGATACGCAAAAGAAGTTCCTCGAGGCGATACAAATCGGATTCAACGCCGTCCAGCAGAGCGGAGGGAAATAAGCCCCATGCCAGTACCAACACCGACCGGTGACGAAAAACAAGACGCGTTCATGAAACGCTGCATGCACGAAGTCTCGACTAACCCAAAGCGGTCCAATGACCAGAACGTGGCCATTTGTTTAAAGGCCTGGCGCGGCGGCGCCAAGGCGGCCGCGGAATCGATCTTAATCTGCGGCGAATTCAATTGGGACTTGGGCGCCGTGAGCAAAGGGGCTCCTAACCAGATTCTCTACATGCCAGCCGGCAGCCACGAGATTTATTGCCGCGTCAACGGCGAGCCCAAACAGATCGAGGTTCACGTTACCAGCCAGGCGGCCGAGGCGCTGCAAAGCGACCTGGAGGATTTACTCGAGCACGACGTGAAACCCTTTGTGGATTTTAACCATAAGGGCGAGGCCGCGGCGGCCACCCCGGTGCGCTTTATTTGGAAACCAGACGACGGGATTTATCTCGAGCTCGAATGGAGCCGAACCGGCAAGGAGAACGTCGAGGGCAGGGACTTCAAGCATTTCTCTCCGACCTTCGAAGTCGATAAGGACGGCAACCCCACGGGGCTTCCGCCTACCGGGCCGATCGGCGCCCTGGTCAACAACCCCGCTTTTCGCAAACAACGCGAAATCATGGATCAAATCGCGGCCGAATTGGCCGCCCAACCAACCCGAAAGGAAAAAGCGATGAGTGTAGAAGCAAAGGGCCTCGGGGCCCTGGCAAAGGAACTCTTCGGTGATGACGCCCCGGATTCGGACGACGATCAGATGCCGGATAAGCTCCTTAAGAAGATCAAAGGCCTGAAGGCCAAACTTCAGGAAGCGGAAGCCAAAGCCAAAAAGGCCAGTGACGATAAAGACGATGCCGAGGCCAAGGCCAAGAAGGCCAACGATGACAAGGATGATGCCGAGGCCCAACTAGCCACCATCCGAAAAGATCGTGCCGAAGCGGCCGTGGATGCGGCGGTCCAGGCCGGCAAACTCCCTGGTAAAGACGCCGATCTGCGCAAATACTACGTAGACGGCTACCTGATTAACCCGAGCGGAACGCAGAAGGCCTTGGACGCCATGAGCGCGCGGGGAATCTTTAAACCCGTAATTAAAGTGGATGGGGCTGACCGGCGCGATATCGGCACGGGCCGAGCGATGGCCGAGGCCGGCAACGGAATCACGGATGAGGACCGGGCCGAGATGATGATGCAGCGCAGAGTGCTGGCCGGAATCAAGGAACGCTATCCCAAGGCCGACGCCGACACCCTTCTTATTATTGCCAAGCAGGAAGCGCCCGAGGCTTTCGTTAACGGCTAACCTGGTTTGTTAGGCCGTTAAACTTTTACCAGACGCTTTAACCCGTCGACTATATCCCCTTTGAACCGATGAAAACGCTATTTTTAAATGCAAGCAGGAATTGTACAGCACCCTTGTCAGATCGTGCTGCCCGTCGACGGAACCGTAGTTACGCCCATCGCGATGGGCCAGATTCTCGGCGTCACCGGCAGCGGAACAGCTGTTCTGTGTGATGCGGCCGGCGCTACTCTAATTGGGATCGCCTCGGCCGATCAGGATACCGATGAAAATACGGTCGATGTGACCGTGAAAACCTTAGTCGGGGGCGGGGCCGCCGGCGGAAATTCTTCCGTAATCGGCATCAAGCACCACGTCAAGATCACGACCGGCTCAGTAACCGCCTACCAAGACCTATGGGTCGACGGAACTAACGGTGGGGTTACCGCCACCAAACCGGGCACCAACCCGTGTTGGATCGGTAAATCAATGGACTCGGGCGGTGTCAGCGAATGCATCAAGGCCAGCGTTTAACTGACAATAAGCGTTAAGGAGAAATAATTTATGTCAGGAAAATTTAGGTCAACTCTTACCAATTACGCCTTCGAAATTGCTCCAGACAGCGTGGATCCGGTGGCCGATTTCCTAGCACCGGAAGTGGTGACCGCCGTCTACACAGGTTATTACAAAAATTTCGGCGACAAACAGGCTTACCAGGCGCCCACCGGAAGCCGGCGCGGTGTCGGCCAGCAGGCCCAACGGCTGACTTTCGATGTGCAAGACTCCAAATTTAACTTGGATTGCTTCGGTTTGGACATCCCCGTTGATGACCAGGAACGCAAACAAGCCGCCCAACTGGACCCCGAGCTACTCGAGCGCCAGAAGATCAAATATTTAGTTCGCTCGGCGAACAATACCCCCGCCAAGGCGGTGATCGACCTGGCTAAAACTCAGGCCTACGCGAGCGCGTTTGCGGTGGATGTCACCGTCACGACCGCCAGCCCACTTGTAAACGTGGACAAAGCGATTGAGGATCTGGCTAACAACGTCGGAAAAATGCCGAATAGGTTGCTCATGAACGTCGCAACCTTCAACGCCATCCGTAATCACCAAAGCGTGGTTACTCGTTTGCAAGGCGTTAGCATCGCCGGCGTGACCATCGACATGATTCGTTCGATGCTCTTAAACCCGAATATCGAGATCCTGATCTCGGCATTTGTGCTTGATACCAAAAAACCGGGGGCCGCGAGTGCCAAATCTAACTATGTCGGAAACGACATGTACATTTTCTTTTGCGACACCTCGCCTTCGCCCTACGACATGAGCTTCATGAAAACGTTTCGCATGGACCAGCGCGGGATTTCCGCGGTCTACCAAGAACGCGATTGGGCGGCCCGAAGCGATGTCTTCATGCTGGATTGGTACGAGCAAATTTTGATCACCGGCTCGGCCCTCTGCCGGCGCCTACAATGCACGCTGCCATCCGGCTTCTAACAAAGGAGAACTAACAACAACGAGGAACTTATGTCCTGGTTAGTGATCAGCCCTGACGATGTGGTTAGCC